AGGTGTTATTGATAGCGAACCAAACTTTTCCTCCGTCAATATCTACTGCAACAGCAATAACAGCTCCGGTCGTTGCGGTTGGCGATCCTGCTGGATCGTGGGTAGCGTCGAATGAGTGAACTCCGCCATTGTTTCGGTACATCCAGAACTCATCACCCGCGACCCCCCTTCCTAGTTTTGGCTCAATTGTCAGATCAATATTATTCTGAATTATTCCAATATATTCTTTTGTGCTTGCAGATACAGTCATCACAACTTCTGCATACCATTTCCCGGCCGTCTTTGGGAGAATCCCGCCGCAAATATCTTTGAGGCCGCCAAAATCGACAACAGTGTCGCCAACAGAAAGAGTATGATCGGCTGTTGTTAAAGCGCTGTCCCATGTCAGCGCCGTCCCTCCGCCACCAATGACCCCGCCGGAGTGTATTTCAGTATCCCCCGCTCCCTCAAACTGCATCCTTTGACCGGGAGAGAATTGCCCATCCAGCTTGAGCGGACGCAGCAACCGCCACGGCTCAAACTTCGGAAGCCGGAAGCCTGGTGCTGGAAGGGCGAGCGCAGTCATCAGACAGCCATTATCGCGTCCGCGTCAGCCTTGAGCGCAATGAACTCAGCCTGCATTTTAGCCTTCTCCGCCTTCGCCATTCGCTCGAAGTAGTCAGTCGAGTTTACCGCGAAAGCATCAATGGTCGTGATCACATCGGCGTAGTCGGTTGCAATTGCCGCCAGCGCCGCCGAAGCATTCGCCGCATTGCTCTGCGCCTTCTCGACCACAGCGCGCTGCTCCGTGATAAGCACCGCAATCTGGTCGAGGCCGGACTTAATTTGAGACGGGGTTGCCATTTGCCTTCATCCTTTATGCGATTGTGAGGACGCCACCCGCGGCATCGAAGTCGACAGTGAAGGTGTCGCCACTGGCGAGATTGAGCGAAGAGCCGTAGTCCCACCATGCAATCAGCGGATTAAGTGGAGACGAGGGCGTATCATTATATAGGACAACGTACCTGAAGGGGCCCATCGCCCCCGTCGCTGTAAAGACCACGTCGCCGAGGACGAGCTTGTAGGTGCCAGTGGTATGCGCCGAACTGGTAATTGAAGGGGCCGTACCGCCAGCCGTGTAACCAGCGCCACCAGCGAGTTCAGTGATCTCGGAGAACAGCTCCATCGTTGCCGTCGGAACGGTATTGGTCAGCGCAACCTTGAAGGTGTCGGCGCTGAGATTGTGGACCTTGTGCGCAATGTCTTCGACGAACTGTTGGAACTTGTTGAAAGTGGCCATGGTTACCTCGAAGGCTTGGAATGGAGGGTCACTCGCCGGATTGCGGCGGTCGCGGTGAAAGCGCCAATGGTCTCGAGGTACGCATACAGCGTCCCGGAGGGCGGAACATCCACTGCGACGTTTATGCCATCGGCGCGTACATACAGGGTCGCCCCCTCATCGACGGGGGTGAGGATGTCGACAGATCCGCGGTACGCCAATCGATCGCCAGCGGGGATGTCCCATGCGTCATTGTCGGCCAAGGCGCTCGGCGGCGTCAACGCATAAAGGTGGAGGCGGTAAGTGCTCTCCCCCGAAAGGACAGCGGTGTGCTCCACCATAAACTCGACGGAGGTGATGATCTGCGGACCGGGGCGGAGATCGGTGACAGCTTGCGCTCCACCGATCACATCGCCAGCGCTGTACGCTGAGGCCGCGGCGAGAAAATCGGTGGACATAAAGCCTCCTACTTGGTTGGGAAGTTCTGCCCGGAAGGCGCAGAGCCGCCGGCCGAGAGGAGGCGGATGAAGAGACGACAGGCTTTGATCACGTCGAGCCGCGTAAGAGCCAAGGCATCGCCGTAGCGAAGCTCGACATCGTTACTCGAAGTCGAAGTGCCCCGCGTAATGTCGACGGGCTTGCCGCTCATCGCTCCGCGGTTTACACCGATATAGTGGTCAGCCATGGTTCGTTCCTTACACTGTTAGAAGACCTGAACCGAGCGCGGCTCTTTCAATTTCCTGGAAGCACTTGTGCAACTTTGACACTGTGCCGACGGTAGCGAGATCAATGATGACAGAAGTCCCTCCAAGAGGTTCAGTCTGCCCCGCTTGAGAGATTACGACTTCAGCATCGACACTGGTATCCAATGCGATCGCAGCGGTCTCATGGATGGCAGACAGCACCTTCGTGTCGTCCACCGCGGCATCCGCTGCAACCGCATCCGTCTCTAGGATGGCAGACAGCACCTTCGTGGCATCGATCGCTGTCTTCAGGATGTCCCATGAGGTCTGAAGGGTATCAACATGGGCTTCTGTGGGCGAAGCCCCATCCGCCTGAAGGACACCAAGGTCGGTAACCACCTGCGCATAGGCTGTGACTTCAGCGTCTACACTCGTGTCGACTGCAATCGTGTCTGTCTCGAGCGCAGCCGTCAACGCCTTCTCAGCGTCTACGCTGGCGTCCAATGCGATCGCAGCAGTCTCATGGATGGCGGACAACACCTTCGTGGCATCGACAGCCGTGTCTACGCCGTCTACCCTGTTGGCGGCGGTTGAGGCGGAAACATTTCCCGCGGCGTTGAGGGTAGCGGCGAAGACAGAGAGTGCCATGTGGTACTCCCTTAGGTGACGTAGTCGACGCGGACGCCGAACTTGCCGGTGCCAGTCGTAACGGCGGTCGTCTTGACCGTCGCCACGATGTCGTAGTTACCGATCGGATCGGCGGCAACGCCGAGGGCTTCCCAGAGAGGCTGGATGCGCTTATCCCAAGTGTTGATACCGCTCTCGTTCAGGATCTCGGTGATCACCACTGCGGAGGCGCAGTCGATGATCGAAGCGAAGAAGTCCTGATCGACCGCGTCCGCAGCGAGGAGGGCCGTGGCGGCACCGGCGATGGATCTGTCAGTCGCCTTGTAGACGCCGATGTCGAACTTGCCAGCACCCTGCGCAGCGCTGTCGAACCACATACCGACGATCTTTGCATTGGCGGGGACGCGGACCAACTGGTAGGTCGCATCCGCCGAAGAGGAGGCGACCGCTGTCGCGTATCCTCGTACCGTCTTCACATAGCCTGAGGCGCCCTCATGGCCCGACGTGTTCTGAACGCTGGGAGTGGTGTCGAGGTTGGTGATCCCGGCACTTTTCACATGATCAACAGCCATTGTCTTTGTCCTTCGATTTCAAAAGTGGACCCGGGGCATTTGCGCCCCGGTCAGTTCAGACCCGATTACGGATCAATGGAAGCACCGACGCTATCGGCGCAGGCGATCTGGATGAGCTTGCCGGCTTCGAGGCGAGTGGCCCCGAAGGAGGCGCAAGTGTACACGTCGTAAGGCTCGCCAGACAGGTCGTTTCGCGTCGAGATATTGTGGACCAGATCCTTCCAGATGCCGAGGTAGAGAGCATCCTTGACAAAGGCCAAGACACCGCGGGTAGTCGTGGTGTAGGTCGGAAGCCGTTCCATCACAACGATGTCGAAGCCGAGGAAGCGTTTCACGTTGCCATCGACCAGCACGGGACGATCGTTGAACTCGGTCGAAACGACTTCAACCTGGTTCAGAAGATCGCTCTCCTGCTGGGAACCGATGATCATCGTCACCCCCGCGTCGAGATCGTTCTCGTAATGGCGGAGAATACGCTTCGCTTCGATCATCTTCGCGACGGTGAGGCCAGTGGCCGCCGAGGCGCCGAAGTCATCTGCAACACGGAAGTTGGCGGTGCTGAAAGTTTCCGTGGTGAAGGACGAAGCATCGATGCCGATGCTGGCGGAGCCGGTGGCCTGGGTGATGATCTCATCGTCCCATGCACGGCCAATCGCATTGGCCGCGTTGGTGGACTTCGGAGACTTCGGATCGACGATCGTCTTCAGTTCATCGAAGCTGTCAATGAGCTGATCGATTTCACGATCGATCGGGAAGACCCAACGCCTCTCATAGACGCTGTCGGTGCGATCCTTCGGAGCGAAGCGCCCCGCGGGAGCCTTGGCGGCAATTGGCCCCTCATACTGAACAGGGGACGCCTGCTTGCCGGTGTGGGAGCCTTCCGTAACCTTGGAACGCAACTTCGAGCCGCCAGCTTGCAGCTTCAATTGCAGGTTCGTGGAGAACTCGGTTGTGAAGAGATTGAGGAGGTTCTCGGACATGGTAGTCCCCTTGATTGTTCAAAGCAGGGGGGCCGTATCCGTTCCGGGGGCTTCGATGCTATCGACTACCTAGCAAAAGAGGACCCCCATGTCAATAGGGGTCCTCTACTATTGCAAATCATTCTCAAGAGCAACTATGGCCGGCTAGGCATCGCTGAGGAGATGATAGTGTTGAGCGCCGTCATTTCTCGACGCTCCGCGGCACCGCCCGTCGACCAACGCTTAACCCATTCGGCATCATCCATGAGTTCTTGCTTCTTCGATTTGGCCTGTTCGAGAGTGACGACTTCACCGCCCTTTGGCCCATCGAGATTGTGGAACGGGTCTTCATCCGTGCCGGCTCCGACCTTGCGGAACATCTCCATGACCTTGGCGTAGCCGACAACCCCTTCTAGGGCATTGACCTCTTCGGGAGTAACGCCGAGCTTCTGTGCCCCAGCTTGGGCCACCAGTTTATTGCGCTCTGCATGCGGACCCCACTCGGTAGCGAGCTTGTCGCGCTCAATGGCTACCGCCGCTGTTTTGTCAGCGAGGTCAGCGGCTCCCCGGTCGTCCAGATGCTTGACGATCGACTGGGCAACTTGCACCAGGGCCGACTGAGGGACGTTGGCCTTGAAGGCCACGGTCCGAAGAGTAGTCGCCAATGCTTCAGAAATCGGTTCACCTTTGACATCCTTTATGTTGGAGAAATCGTACTTGTCGATGGCCTCAGGGACGCCGAGCCTTTGCCAGACGCCTTTCCACCCGGCCTCATCTTCTGCGCCGACTGGCAGCCGGAGGAGACGATCGGGGGAAGCGCCGAGAAACTTCTCTGCTTCTCGATGCGCCTTGACCGCGGCGAGGGCCGCCTGCTCCGGCGACAGATTATGCCATGCGCGGTTCTCGATGTGGCCGACTGTTTCATCGTCAGCGCCGAGGGCACGATGCCACGGGGTAGGCGGGGGCGGAGGGGTAGGCGGGGGCGGAGGGGTAGGCGGAGGCGGAGGCGGAGGCGGAGGGGGCGGAGGGGGTGGGCCACCGTCCGCGGGCGCATAGAGGGGCGCGTATCGCTCTAAGATGTTCCCGAACATTTCATTTCCTTCCCTGTGGATCGACGATGCTTCCACCGAAGATCTTGATGAGTTCTTCTGACGAGTAGTTCAGGTGCTTCTCAATTCGGAGCCACACTTCGCGGCGCCCCTCGAGGAGTGCATGGATACGGGGATCGGGGTCGTAGCAGCTATCGTTGGCCCTGCAGAAGACAGACAAATCAGTGAGGACCGTATTCCCCGCCGGGTTGCCAAACGTTAACTGATAGGCGCGTTTACGCTGACGAAGAAAGTCGAGGACCTTCCCGTACTGCTCCGAGAGAATTGGCATTAAGCTCCACCTTGCATTCTATTCTTCTCCATCGCCGCGGCGGCGGGTGCGGCTGCGATCATGTCTTGTGTCTCCTGAGCCTTCCGGCGGGCCTCAGCCTTTGCGGCTTTCTCTTTCGGGGAAGCCATCAGGCTCTCAGGCACTTGCTGAATGTCGGAGATGTACGGCACGGCCGCTTCAAAGTTGAAACCGTCCATGATCGAAGCGTCACCCAACTGGGCCGAATACTCGAGAAATTTGTCAGCAGTCCTGAAGAAGCCAGCGGCTTCGCCGGCCCGCATCGCCTTCGCCAGCGGAGAGGTATACTCAACTTCGTAGTCGGCGCCGGCCTCCTTGAGGATCGGCGGCATTGGGGGGAACACCCCCATATCGGAGCCGAGGTCCAGTTCTCGGCCAACCACCGGGCCGATGTATTCGCTCGACTGGCGGCCAATCGTCGGAGCGATGAGGATGCCCTTCTCATTGACAATCTCGATGACCTGGGTCGCCGTCATCTGGGGATTCTCGAACATGACGCGGAAGAGGGAAACGAAGAAGCTGTCATCGATCAGGTTCTTCTCCTCCTGCATCATCTCGTATGTGACCTGAATGTCGCCGGTCGGCAACGTCCCGACGAGGGGCTTGCCATCGGCGGACCAGCCGCCCTTGTTCAAGGCACCGGGCTTCAGGCTCATGCTGGCGAGGCCATCGTCCTGCAGAAGGAGGACCGGGTCGCCGGCGCGATGTCCCTGCTTGAGGAATACCTTCTTCTCGGCGTTAAGCGTCTTCAGAGACGGCAGAACGTCCATGGCAACGCTGCGGCCATAGTCTTCGCCGGGGGCCTGCTGATACCGGGAAGCTGCAATCGGGAAGCCCCGATAGCCACCTTCGGACAAGTGCATTCGACCTTCAACGGAAACGTAATGAGAGACCCAGGGCATCCCCTTCGCATCGAGACGATCCGGATCGTAGTCGTCTCGAGGATAGACGTAGTGGAGGATGGTGAATTTGGTGGAGGCGCCCTTGTCGAGCGCAGTCTTGACCTGCCCGGGGAGACGCCCCTTCCATTCGGCGACCTGTGTCATCTGCAACGCAGTCGGCCGCATAATCCGGATGAACCGATCGAAAAGACCCTGATGGTTGGCGCCGAGGTATACTTCGCCGAGGGGCAGGGACTTGTATCGGAAGCCGCGGACCCGGTTAGCGATGTCGTAGAATTTGTCGATATACATGACGCCGGTGCCGAAGGCGCCGAGGGACTGATAGGTGCCCTGGTTCTGCGCGGCGAAATTTGCGTTCGTCGCGTACCGCATCTGAAAGAGTATCCGAGTGACCTCCTCATACCAGAGACGAGCATTTCGGTCTTTGCGGATGGCAGGGTCCGGATGCTGGAGGCCATGCCAGAGAAGGTTGCGGGGCGTCAAGAGGCTGTCACAGATCGCGCCGAACCTCGACAGGGCCAGCATCCCTGTACTGTCAACCTGGCGATCGGATCGTTTCTCCCCGGGGGTATTCTGGGCCCCGTGGAAGAAGGTGTTGCGGTGACTTGGAAGGATCAGCTCAGCGATCTCTTCGCAGTGACCGTTGTAGGTGGAACGGTCGCCAGACATTACGCTGAAGTCGCGGAGCGTCTTTGAGACGATGGCTTCTTCCCGATCCGTCTGCCGAGTGATGGTATCAAGCATTGAGTGGCTTCCCGAGAAGCATGGCTACGGCCGGGCTGGTATTGTCGAACGGGGTACGCTGCCCAGCTTCCTTGATGCGCTTCTTCTTCTGCTCCTCAGTCTCATTGAGGAGGTCGACACCGGAGTTCGATCCGACGCCGAGGTCAGTCATCGCTGCGAGGTTCCGGAACTGCGTAGGCATTGTTACCCCCTTGAGAAGAGTGGGGCCAAGCCGGTGGCGAGACGGCCATAGAGGACACACCCGATACTGAACGCCGTCGACAATTGAAGCGCCAGCATAGAAATATCAAAGTCACCTGTCTGCCACATATGCCATACGGTACCGACCGCTGTCAAGAGCGCCCCTGCGAGAGCGACTGAGGATCCGACCACGACACGGGACTGGTACGGCGCCTCCGCGTTCATCTCGTTGGCGATCTTCGGGTCCTGCTCAATCTGCGAAACGATGTCTAGAGCCACGTCCCTCGACGGGGACGCCTTCTCGATCACCTTCTTCAGGACGAGTGGAAGGACGAATTTCTGGAGGACGATACCAGCTACCGCAGCCATGAGAATAACCCTTTCAGGAGTTGAATGAACCATGAGTACTTCGCGGACACTTCGGGGATCGGATCAGCCTCGGGAACTGGTGGAACCGGATCGGCCCTACTGGCCGTTGAGTAGCGTAGAGCCCCGAAGAAGAGCCGGCTGTAGCCAGCGATCTCCGAGGCACTGTCTGTACCATTTATGATACGCCGAGCATTGACATGGTCAGCCGTATTGCCCTGGAAATAGTCGGAGAGCTTCTTGCCGGTGAACCAGCCTTCCAGCATTCCACGGAACATGATTGCAGCGGCATGCTTCGGCTGCATGGCGAGGTCGGGGTGCGAAACAAAGTCGGCGCCGAGTTTCTCCGAGGCCTTGGCGTAATTTGCGCGGCCTGTGAGCTGAACGTAGCCGCGGCCTGCGAAGGTTGCCCCGTCGCCGGGTATGGTATTGCCGAGCCTCTTGGCAACATGGGGCCGGCTTCCCGTGCGATCGTACATCCGCATGAAGTAGCCTCGGCCGCCGTACTCCTCGATCGGCTGCATCGTGAAGGCGGTTTCATGATAGGCAGTGGCCAGCATGTAGGAGAGCCAGTAGAGGTTTCCGCGCTTCTGCTCGTCCCATTCGTCGAGGATGGCGCTGAGGCCATCGACCTGCGACTGGAACAACGACCCCTTGAAGAGGTCGCCGCGTATTTTGTCAAAGAAAAAGCCACGATCAATCATCGGTCTCTCCTGAAAGAGGGAAATCTCTATCCGCCAAATAAATCAAAGTCAACCCCCTCGGCGATCTGCTGCTGTCCACGATCGGGGACTTTGCTGCCAAGGTTGACAGTACGCCCATACCGTTTCGCCATGATGCCGATGCGCGTCGCGCTCATGATGTCGTCCATGACCTTGACGATCTTACCGTCGGCGCGGTGATACATCCGGAACTCTTCTCCCCAGACGCCGTTCATCAGTTGACGAGCAACCTTGAACCGCCCGGTGATCATCCGATCGTGCATCTCCATGATGCCGGCTTCGGTCGATATGCCACCGTCTTCCCACTGGGCCCGCTGAGGGCACATCTTCAATCCTTCCCTCCGGTAGGCGATGGCGACGGTCTTGCCCGTCGTCTTTTCCCGATCGTCGCCATCGTGGGGCCACGCCACCGGCACGGCGGCCCCGATCGGTTTCATCGCCGCGGCATGCTGAATGGGGAGAGCGTCCTTCATCCGGAAGGCGTGGTGGATATGGATCACATCGTTGTCCTTGTCCCAGAGAGACAGCACCGCCGCGAAGGGATGGCCAATTCCGAAATCGATTGACCAGAGCTTGGTCCAGTGGCGCGGAATGTAGGAGACGGGATCTTCGATGATGGTGTCATCGGCGACGGGGAATATTCTCCCCGAGCCGAGCATCGGGATGCCGCGGGCACGGGCATCTCTTTCAAAGTCGGGATAGCCGGCAATGATCCTTTGCCGCTCCGAGGCGGGAATGTGCTTCGCGTCTTCGATCACCATCGTCACGACGGAGCGATCCTCGGACTTCTCATTGAGGAACCGCATAACAACGTTCGACATCCCTTTGAGCGGAGTGAACGTCATGAAGATCATTCCGAGGGTCGCGGTGACGCGGGTCAGCACCTCGGAGTAGATCGAGATCGCCGGCTCTTCATCGAGCCACCCGAAGTCTATCGTCGCCCCCTGAAACTTGGTCCGCCCCTGCTCATAGGATTTGAAGTGGAGAGTGGAGATGCCGTCGCGGACATACTCCTTCTTCGCTTCGTCCCACTTGTGGTGCCAGACCTGAATGTTGTCGAAGGCATCCGCGACGCCGCGGGACGCCGCCGGCTTGTCGGCGAAGTCCTTCTTCGCTATGTAGCCGGTGCCGAAGTCATCATCGACCCCCGGGGATCCGCAGAGTTTGTTCTGCTGAACGTCACGAACAACGACAGAGCTTTCACCCGCGGCCCATCCGCTGACGGCGCGGTCCCATCGCCGGCCCTGCCACCAGAACGGATACCGACCAGTCAAATGGACGGAGGTCTCATAGGCGCCGGCCTCCGTCTTCCCCAACTGGTTGCCGGCCATGAGGAGACGTTCCCGAAACCATACGCCAGCGGCAAAGAACTCTCTCTGCTTGTCGTAGGGCTCGAAGAAGTCCGCCTTGCCGAAACGCCGTCGATCGACTGCGTCCTGCAGTGAAGCGAGTATGTCGTCGAGATTATCAGCCACGAAACTTAACTTTTTTTGGGTCCTTCTCCGCGACCGTGCCGAGACCGAGGCCCCAATTGGCATTCTCCCCCACTACGCTGAGGAGATCGAGCTGTTTCTGATTGGCATTCTCCACCGCCATGTCGAGGGCCTCGATCTCGGGCGACTTGACGTGGACGACGTTGCCGGGGGCCAGTACAGCTTCGAGTTTCTCGATGCGGCGAATAGCCTTCTCAAGCTCCGCGGCGATCAGATATGCTGGGATGGTCATAACAGGTCCTCTATTCCTTCGTTGCTGCCGACAAGCTCTGCCTCCACGTCAGTCGGCTCTCCGCGGTCATAAGCTATCCCCGCCTGGCCGAGCAGCTCTCTCGGATCGATACCGAGCTTCTGCGCCAGCGCCACGGCCTTCTCTATCTTCTCATGTTCATTGTCCTCCTTCTTCACAGTGATCCGCTGCTCCGTCGTCTCGTGGAGACCGGTGCGGTTAAGGATCATCTGCGCCGCCTTGAACTTGTCGCGCCGCGAAACATTCTCGTCTTCGATCATGTCGATGATGAACGCGGTCGCCATCATCGCGGCGCCCCCCATCATCCCATACGAGGTTTCACGGATGGCGTCACGGACGCGGCCATCGTGCATCAACCGGTGAGCCTCGACCTTGCAGACATCGTCATTACCGGAGTACCCCGCCTCCTTGTAGGCACGGCTCGCATTCTTGCCGCCTTGATAAACCATGGCAATAACGAAGGCTCTCTGCCGATCCGTGGAGAGGGCTTTCATTGCTGGACCGAGGTCTCCGCGGTCCGGGATCGGGACGGTCATTTCCCGTTTATAGCGCGGATCTGCGTCTTCTTGCGTAGGCATCCCCACAGGTTAGGGCCAGGGTTAGGATATGTCAAGAACTTTCTCCGCGAAAGAGCTTTGGTGGCAGCTTATGCTGAACTCGGCGTTTTCTCGGGGGTACCCCTGCCCCATCCCCCCCCATCGCAAATGATTGCACATGAGACGCATTCGCAATTGCAATCAGCGTTCAGGTCGAGCAATCATATGCGAATGATTCTCATGTGCAATCAGCGTTCAGGTCGAGCAATCATATGCGAATGATTCGCAATTGCAATCAGCGTTCAGGTCGAGCAATCATATGCGAATGATTCTCATGTGCAATCATGTGGTAGGTAAGCAATGGTGACGTTATGTTATAACATTTGTGTAAGGCATGGCTAGGCGTCTAGCCTGCTGGATCGCATCATGGCATGACAGTAGCACCATAGCATGGTACGACGGTATTACGGTATGACAGTAGCACCATAGCATGGTACGACGGTATTACGGCATGACAGTAGCGCCAGGGCATGGCATGACAGTAGCGCCAGGGCATGGCATGACAGTAGCGCCAGGGCATGGCATGACAGTAGCGCCAGGGCATGGCATGACAATAGCGCCATTTTGCCAGTTGATTTTGCCGCTTGACAAGGCAGTAATAAAGGAATATTCAATTAGCCGAAGCTAGCCTGCTCCGCTTGGCGCTGCGCAGGCGTTATGAATTGAATATCAACCCGGAGAACCAAACCATGACAATGATTGCACACAACGTCCGCAACAGATTTTCCCGCGCGGTGCAATTTACCGCTAAAATCAAATGCTCGGCTGATGCCCCACCAGGCTTAAAACTCGCCTTGGCGGTGAAGTGGGCGTATCTGCGCGAAGCGGACCTGGTCGGCGCTGACCTGGTCGGCGCTGACCTGACCGGCGCGAATCTGCGCGAAGCGAATCTGGCCGGCGCGGACCTGACCGGCGCGTATCTGCGCGAAGCGGACCTGGTCGGCGCTGACCTGACCGGCGCGAATCTGCGCGAAGCGAATCTGGCCGGCGCGGACCTGACCGGCGCGAATCTGCGCGAAGCGAATCTGCGCGAAGCGAATCTGGTCGGCGCGTATCTGCGCGAAGCGGACCTGGCCGGCGCGTATCTGACCGGCGCGTATCTGCGCGAAGCGAATCTGGCCGGCGCGGACCTGACCGGCGCTGACCTGACGCGTATTTGAGCGGCGTAAATCTGGCCATGTGTTCATCGCGCACATAACCCATAATCCATGACCACCGCTTCTCGCCTGGCAATGGGCGAGAAGCAAACCGGCAAGGCGTTCACGCTTTGAAATTGGAGAATTGAAACCATGAAAAAAATTAAAACGCCCGTATGTGGATCGCATGATGCAGCGTGTGCGACGTGGATTGATTGGGCAGACAAATAGGTGCTGCTGGTGGCGCTTGACAGAACTTTTTCCGCCCGGTATCTTAGGCTCTATACAAGAGGAGGCAAATCAAATGCAAGAAGCAGTTTTCATTTTGCCTTGTCGTGACCAGCGCGGCAATCCAAGCGATAAATTCCGTAAAGGATTTATTTCGGAACTTGTTGCGGCCTATGGTGGTGCCACGGTGACGGATGGCGACGGCTATTGGAATGACGCGAGCGGAAAAACAATCCGAGAACCCGTCAAGGTTATAACGATTGCGGTCGCCAATAAGCCGGTAAAGAGTCGCCTAGTACAGTTCGCGCAGAATGCTGCACAAGCGTTGCAGACGGATGCCGTCTACCTCCGCCTCCCGGACAATACGGTCCATCTTGTCAATCAATCCGGAGCTTTTGTCACATGATAAATGGCAGGGTTCCGGAACCCGCAACAGAGGAGCAATGGCAATCCCGGCAATCCTGGGAATACAGGGTTGCTGAGGTTTGTCTGCGCGCTGGACCGAACAGCCGTGCCACGAACATACTACTCGCGGTTCTCGGTCGGTCTCGGCCATGCAGAACTTTCGGCCATTATGGCAATATCCTGGAAAATGGGGTTATTGTTTCGAATTGGTTCGATGAGGACGGAATCTGTCGGGGCTTTGTTCCAGTCGCCACGGTCGACAAATATACTCAGGTCTTTTCAGAACTTGGCGGACTTTTGCGCCTTAGTGATGCGGATCTGATCGCCATGTTCAAAAAGGCTCGCGCTTGGATCCATAGGGACGATAGAAAGACGCTTGAAAAACAGTTACATTTCGTGAAATCTTACAAATAGGAGAGAACTATGACGAAAAAATCAGTTCTTGCCTGGCATTTTGTCGGCGAGACGTTACGAGACGGCCAGCCTATCCCAGACGATGGTGTATGGCTGGAACACACAGAGCCGCTTAGGATATGTGAAAGCGGTCTCCATG